TTCGTCTGCATCCATTTGATCGGGATTATGAATCCGATGGTAATCCAAAAAAGCGTTAGCCAAAGCGCGGCATACAATTTTCATATCTTGGGTTTCTAGATACGCCGAAAGCTTATCCATGAGCTCTTTATTCGTAACTGTCACCGTCATACTCCCTCAGTCTTAGATAAAGAATAACCACAAAAAGGACAAAAATTCACCTCACAGACAAATTTGTCGATATTTGTATTCTTAACATCTGTAACCACATCGTTTAAAGTCAGCATCAAAATCTTACCATATTCGCCCTCAAAACAGGAGATTCGTTGCCCATACTGAGTTATAATGCACTCGTGTGGTATTTTCATAATCCCTCAGTCATCTGTCAATCATTATGGTCTATTTTGTTACCGTGCGTCGTCATTGCACGGTTTTAGGTGGGTTAGGTAATGGCATCCAGTGGCTCACGCCTTTGACAAGGAAGCTATTTCTATCATACCAAAAATCTTCACCATCATAATAGGCAGCGTTAACTTTATTTTCGTATTTGGCGTGTGTGTTGTACGTGAGTACTTCTTTATTGATCGGAGGAGGATTGTCTTTAACGCTAATCCATTCCATTATTTGTCCAGTGCATATATAACCAGTCGCTTCCAATCGGTGACATCACATCTATCTCCGGCGTCACCTTTCTCTATGGCGCGCTTGGTCTCATCTAGGATGATCTTGCGTGTATTTTCATCTATTTCTGGCCAATACTTGATGAGCCAGTCCACGCAACATCCTACTATGTAAGAGGTGCGACCTAAACAATAGCGGAATGCGGCAAGCACCATGAGGTTATGGAATCCCCATTCTGGTTTATATTCACATCCATCACTCATTCATAAGACCCTCTTGGATATATTTTAATGGTGGAGAATAAAAATATCCATAAAAGTAATTTTGTTACACATATAGACGCAAAAACCCATCTTGAGAATGGGTCTAGATAGACATAAAGCCATGTGATAGATGATACATTAACGCACATCATAACGCCAACGGCGTATATTGAGACTGTTATGTGGTGGTTTTTGTAGTTTTGAGTGTGCTTTTCCATAATTGTACCATTTTAGCGATGTCTTTGAATATGCGTCCATATCCTTTTATCTCTAGAATGTCCTTATGAAGGTTATTCCATCTTAACATGACATCATACATATGGCACTTAGCGTCGAATGTCTCACCAAAGGCCCATATACAGAACGGTCTATATTGGGCTTTTTTCAATCCATAGCGCTTAAGGTTTCCGTAGTCCATCAACCATCTTGTGGGGCTTCTAATTGAGATTTAGAGGCATCTTTAGCGATAGGTGTCACCATGACCATGACATTCTCATTCTCTTTGATGGGCATACCCTCGACTTCTAAGAATTTCAGACCATTGAACATCTTGGACAACATGAGCATAGAGACCTCATTAACCATGAGTAGATATTGCTTTGGGTTTACCACTGGTTGTGTCACATCTGTCAATGGTGTCTCTTGGTTATTCTCCATCTTCGTCATCTTCCTCTTGGGATTTACCCATTTTGTAATTTAGATTGAGTAATTTCACCGTGAGGTCACTTAGCTCTTTCTTCAATTGGATTAATGTCGTCATGCGCATGAGTGCGATGGGTTCAAAAGTCTCTATCTTGTCTTTGATCTCTTTGATCTTCTCTTGGTACATCTTCGCTAAGTCTTCTAATTCATTCATGCGACCTTCCTTCTTGTATTCTACGATGACTGTATCCCAGACTTGTTCCCATGGAATAATAGACTTCTGATATTCTTTCTCTAGGTACTGCTTATCCACATACCACTTATAACTTGGCATTTGACACCATAATTCATTTTTTAGTGATCTTACCAATGGCGTTGGATGATGTAAAGCGGGTTTACACCTCATGTTTCCGATTGGGACTCTATCCATGCATCAAATAGATCTTTTCTTAATATTAATTTTCTACCCACCTTGCGGACGGCTGTCTGCAGGCCATTCTTATGTCTATGCAACAGATAATAGCATAGCATAGCTCTGGTGAATGGGTAGTTGGGGTCATCTGCGATCTGTTTGACGGTCATCCATTGCATCATCGGTCTCTTTGTTCATTGCTTTTTGCATTCTCAATTTATGTTCTTCTTGGCATTTGTAGAGATGGGCATAGACGCCTGAGATGACATCATTTTGAGCCCTTATCTTTATAGTGTCACATCTGACTTCTGCGATATCCGCTCTAGTAGCCCATGAATTCTTTAGTATGGCATGGAAGAACACATCATCTCCATTACCGAACACACATGTCCATATGACCATCCATGCGGATGTGATGTATAAAGCATGTTCTCCAAATATCCACATCAGTATTGAAGTGCATATGATGATGATTGAGCCAAGTATCCATTTTCTCTTATTCATTATTCTCCATGGGTGCGTAGATCTAGATATTTCTACAGCAAACACTCATTTTTGACCATTGGTTATGTCCGTCATGAATATCTTTATCCCTAGACTGGATTCAGTATACTCATCCACTTTCTCTTTTTTGACAATTTGATCATCCACATAAGTCAATCCCTGCTTCTTCAGCTTTCTGAGAACAAACTTCTTCCATAGATCCAGATATTCTAGTGCACTCTCTAAATCCTCTGGAATAGACTCATCAATAATCACCCACTCACCATAGACTTTATTATCCATATTCACTCAGGTTTTTTCACCTTTCTTAGGCGTTTCTTTTGAGGTACTCTAGGAAGAGGCATCCAGTACTTCACCTTCAGAGAATTTCTTCTACCATGATAGAGCCAGTCCCACTCTTGTCCATTTTCGTTATTCCATAGCGCCATATCCCATTTGGCTATCTCAATATCACGCCCATCACTCACCAGATATGCGATTGTGTGTATCTCTTCCGGTAGTCTATCTTTCACACTTATCCATTCATCTTCCATTATACATACCTATTAGGTGAGTTTTTTATGTAAATACTTTAATTCACACATTCTTGGCGAGATTTTTTTTGGAATGCGAGATCTCTCTCTTATGGGATATGCACTATTTTTAGGAGTGATGAGTTTGAAAAGAGAAGCTCGTTCTGATTCGTGGAATAAAAAAGCCTAAGAAGTGTTACCCTCTTAGGCTCTCTAGACAATGTCCAGCTTAGTAATCTGATATTCTAGCAGATTCACATTTATGGTAGTGTTTTTTTTTTGAGAAGTGGAGGTCTTTATGACGGAGGGCATGAGATACATATATAACAAGTACCGGTAACAACTAAGGTCATACCCCCACCCTTGTTTCTATGCTTCAGTTTGGCTATGGGACCCGATCGTATCCTAATGTTGTCTCTATATGTTCGTGTTGATACCTAGAGGACATTGTAGTGATGGGCTTGTAGTATATGTGTGAGGCCTTGTTAGGCTTGCGGAGTAGGCTTAGATTGGTTAGCCTTGCCTAATATGTAGTCAAATGCAGCTGTAGCTATGTCTTTAGCGGCATGTTGTGCTTCTGATTGATCGTAGCCGCGTGACTTGCCTTGAGTCTTAAGTAAGAACAGTTGTAGTGTTGTATCATTAGATTCCATCGCTCTATCGAACACACATTGTTCAAGTTGATCAAGTTGTCTTTCTCTTGCCTGTTTGAGTAATTCTTGCATATATGGGTGTTTATCGATCACCCGTCTGATGCAACCTCTAGCTGAGCCTATGGTATCGGCAACTCTTGATAGGTTACCATGGCATTTAGTGATAAGCTCAGCGATAACGTTTTCATCAAGTGGCACGCCTGCATGTGGTCGTTTAGCCTTTTCGCCTAGCTTATTACCTTTGGCGACTGAGGGAAAACCTGCCACTGTAGTACCTGATTAATGATTGCGCCTTGGCGCGATGGGTTCTATTTGTACCTTGTGACAGTTGTCACTTATCAGCCTAATGAGCCACGGACCTATGTTATCCTTACTGATAGTCCACTGGACTTCATGATGCCTATCCCCACTGGACGTGGGGGTCCGGCTCAAGGCTGATTATACCCATCGGTATAAAACATACTGGATTTAGTGTCAAATAAAATATATACACAATAAACATTATTTGTATGTATGCCCCCATATATACACTTGCGCATCATTTCATTATTGTTGAATGTATTGCTTGTGTTATTGTGATGGTATGGTATATGATGGTGATATGCTCAAATGAGTGGGCAATAACAAGAGAGATGAATACATGATGAATATAGAAGTGCCAACGCACGCCAAATATAGAATAACTTTCAAGGGTTTCGTACCTGTTGAAATTAATGCCTTATACGGTTGCTCTATGACAGAGGGGGCGGCTGTTGAAAATGCTGTTCAAGAGTTGCTTCAAGCAACATGGTATCGTCGAGAGAGATTTACGAATCCAATAGTGGAAGTATTAAGTTAAGCGCTTCTAGTTCCCATCTTGCTCCTTGTTACCAAGGGGCAAGAGTGAGCACTAGAACACAAACAAAACGGAGAGATGAACATGAATAACGAAACACAAGACCTATATGACACTCTTAGCCTATTTCAAATTGCTGAGATTGTGTCACGGGCATGTCAAGACCAATTACTACAGATCGAGTGTCCTTCAGACAATGATACTTATAAGTCGTCTTTACTGGTTTGGGAAAGATGCGAGAAAGGACTTATCACAATCAGGAAGACGAAATAACAATAAAACGGGGGGTGGTAGCCCCCCATAACACAAACAAAAGATATGGAGACACTAACATGAATGAACGAAAGAATGCAACCTATGGCGGCATGACTAATTGGGATACCTATACGGTTAGAGATTGGGTATTAAGTAGCGAGGTGATCTGTCTTAACGCATCTCTATGCAAAAATGCCGATGAATTAATGGAATTTGTGGATGAAGAATGCCCACTTAAAAACATAGTTTTGGAGAATGTCGATTTTCAAGAGATTATAGACTCATTTTTACCATAGATAAAGAATGACCAATGGTAATAGCGAGATTTCCACCATCAACTTTTAGAAATTCAGAAAACAAGAGGATAACATGACCACCAGCGAAGATAGACTATTAGAGATTCAAGGCATCATTGGCGCTAAACTGATTGGCTTCATGGAGAAGAATGTCACTAAATTTGGAATGAATGAAGATGAACAGACAGCCGTGACCATAACCACTTTAACAAGTTGCCTGTGTTCATTTATGTGTTGTGTTTCTGAGAACCATGGACGCTTTAAAGAACTACAGAAAATTGTTTTAGATGATATCGAAGAGGCGGGCCAATTTTCAGAAATGAGAATATCCAAGAGGGGAAATAACCATGATTCCTAAGCCTATATACAAGAAACTTAGAGAGAATTGGGGTGTACGTGCGGATTCTTTGAGTTGTTATGCAGAGATCAAGTTCATTGATAAGTTGACACGTTGGGCTTGGTATATCCTGGCTGTAAATCCCGATGATGACTCTACAATTCGATGCATTGTGGATGAAGCCGGTGAGGTCAAGGTATGCACTTGGACACTCGATGACCTAGATCAATTTTACAATAGAGAAGGCGAGAGTCCTGTCATAGATAGAGAGTTTAGGCCTATCAAGGCGGATATTTTATATAAGAAACTTAAGGGCAATTCATGACTGCGGAAGAGATTATGGAATTTAGAAAGTCATTGGGGGTATCCCAAGATAAATTCGCTCATATGTTGGGCACTACCACTAATACGGTGAATAGATGGGAGAGAGGGCACGCTAAAGCCTCACGCCTATACGTTAAAGAAATCAAAGAACTTATGAGGTCAAGTGGATCATACGTATCTCGACGAAAAGAGTCTTAAGAATCTAGAGGATTATACCGTACTTCTTGGTAGTGCAATATTGACATTGCAAACACTACATAACCTACAGGTTAAGTCGTTGGAGATTGGGATTATGCCGGAAGATATGAGCGAGCGTGCAACTTCTATCATATGGAGCCTTCGAGCTTTGATGAAGCATTACGACACCCAGCTTAATTCTGCATTAGAGCTTATAGGTGATGATTTCGATCATGAATCGGTGATTAGTCGCCTAAAAGAGAAAGAGCTTGTTAGAGCCCGCGCAATGACGCGTAAACCTAAGAAAGAGATAGAGACATGAGATACATAATCTATACACGGGTATCCACAAATAAACAGACTGTAGAGAATCAACTTAGAGAATGCCGTGAATATGTCTATAAGATCACTCAGAAAGGTGATGAAGTCATTGAGTTCTCAGAGCCTGACTCGTCTACTTCTAAGCCAATGGCTAGTCGTAAGAAATTGCTAGAAATGATTTCAAGGCTCAGGAAAGGTGATCAATTGGTAGTCTATAAAGTTGACCGATTGGCTAGAGATAAACAAGAACTCATTAACATTTTTTGTGACATTACCAGGATGGGCGTGGAGATTGTAGGCTTGAAAGATCCATCATTGAACGATGATACCATACTTATGTACGCGATGATTGCATCTCATGAGCGTAAAAACATAAAAACACGGACGATATCTGGCCTAGATTTAAAGAAATCCAAGATGGAGCGTGTTGGCACTACTTGGTATGGATATGCTTTAGATGAGACAAAGTTGAATACGCGGAATGGAGCTAAGAGTGAGGGCAAGCCTTACCTTCTTGTTGAAGATGAGAGCGAATCTAAGCAAGTGGCGTTAATGGTGGATTGGTTTTCAGAAGGCTATAGTTATGGGCAGATAGCCCATGAACTAGAGTCCAAAGGGTTTCGGAATCGTAAGGGTAAGCCTGTGACGAAAATGACGGTGTATCGCGTTCTTCGCCGTCTAGGAAAGCAACGTCCAATTCCCATGGCTGAAGAACTTGTGATGTCTCAGTAATCCATATGATTGTCTTGGGCTGTGGATGGTATAACTTTAGAGCGGGACCAAGTGTAACGATTTGGTCACCGCTGAATATCAGACCATCTAGGCAATCTAGATACAGCTTGATTAGGTTGTCTACGTCTGGCTTCTTCTCGTGTTTTAAAGTACCTGATTTGTAGAGTGGCAATTGCTTTTTCGTGGTGGATTTTGGGATTGGAAAGTGAAACAAGAATGTTATGCGAGGGTGTTGGAATTGATACCCTTCAACATAATCGCGTAATGCGAATCTTATATTCTTCTTCTCTTTAGCGCGGGGGTCATACGTTGTTACGAATCCGCGAAACGTGGAATGACGCATCCGCGCTTGAGAGACGGGATCACCCGGTATTATTATCTTCATATTTCTTCAATTTTAAACTCTGCATTAATCATTGTTTCAGAACCACTAATTTGCATTAATTCCAACCCGAGAAAGTTTTTTGTATATTGGTTTAACATTGCATCCAATTTGGTCTCTTCATCAATGTCTATTTCATCGATTAGCCTACCGAAGAAAAACCTCAATGCCATCCTCAATTGAGTACAAAAATCATATACGTCGTCAGGAGATATATGAGCTCTTAACCAGGCAACATCTTCATAATATTTGTCTAATATTTCTTGTTTTTCTTCTTCGTTCAAAATGGGATATCCTCATCAACTTTTGATTTTGATAATGGTGCTGATTTGCCGGCTTCCCAACTGCGTTGATCTAAGAAATGCTTGATATCTTTCTCTAGAAATGAGGAGTCCATGAGGAAAGCTTCATAGTAATGTTTTGTCTGATCTTTGACAGCAGATACATTGACGCCAGCCCAGAATAAGCCGCCATTCTTGGCTTGTTTTCTAAGATATGCAACGCGGTATTTGTCATCGAGGCTGAGATAGACTAATTCCTTGGTGTATGGATCATCCGGGAATGCTTCATGACTTACGAATTTGATGTTTGACATAGGTTTCCTATAGTGGTGGTTTTCTTCTTGATTGATTGCTAAAAATGAATGGTTGGCCCGTATTTAGGCGGTCCATCAGCGAGGCGCCGCAAAACTCGCTGAGCTTTTTTTCGTCTAGATTTGTCGTTATGATCGTTCCGCGATTGCTCCATTGCATTCTAGTATTTATTATATCAATAAAAAAATCCAAAAACTTTGGAGGCGGTTCACAAAGACCAAAATCATCAACGATTAAAACGGACATTCGGCAGCACTTATCTTTAAATACCCAGGGCTTATCCGATTGGAATGAACTCGCCCATTGATCTATCATTTGTTTTTGGGTAAAAAATAAACAAGAGCTGTTAGTTCTAGTGAAAAGCTCGCATGTCGCCAGTGCGGCATATGTCTTTCCTGATCCAGGACTTCCCTGCATGATTATTATACCAGTCGGGCTAGATGCAAACTTTTTGAGATACTGGATCTTACCTTCCGATTGATTAATATCTTCAAACTTGACGCCCTTACCACATAAATCACCGATGCCGTTTAATTCGCACCATGATGGCCATAGAATCGATCGTTTGACATGACTGGTAGGTAGACTTGGCTTAGGCTTAGATTCGCGAACCAGGGCCATGCAATGCGGTTCTATGCAGAACCACGCAACGTCATCTGAAGAAATCGGATCGACAAGGCAACTCATGCCCCGACTTCCCGAACAGATTGAACATATCGCTTCGGAGGCTAGGATTGGCGTTTCTAAATACTTAATGCCGAAGGGTTGATAGAGAGCATTAATCATTTTCTCCGAGCCATTAGGCATGAGACTTTCGGCAATGTCTGATAGTTTTTTCATAAAGCCCTCGCTGTCATTTCTTTGGCCAGACGCAAGGCTTCATTGTCATCAGAGCATGGAGAGAACTTACGTTCTTTTTTCGCAGTTGACTGAGAATCAATCTTGTCGAACTTTTCGCGTAAATAGGCAGCCGGATTTTTGCATAAGATCTTGGAACTCCAGCCGTCCCATTTGTCCCGGACAAGGTTATCATTCAGCCCCCAGCGCAATACGCGCAAAATATCCTCGGGCGCTCGCTTGTCCTCATGAAGCATTTCGTCGAGAGACTTGAGTACCGGCTCAGTGTTTTTGTTAACGGCATAGCTCGGCTTGAAGTCTTTGATTGCCTTGATGAAAATCGGGTAAAGGCTCTTGGCCTCTTCAGAAATTTTAGGTTTAGATTTTTTAGAACACACACGCGGTTCCTCAGGAACCGTTAGGGAGGTGTGTATGTTTTGTATGTTTTCTTTTGTATATGTTTTCTTTTGTGGGTCAACTGAGTTGACTACCCCCTGGTCAACTGAGTTGACTACCCCTAGTCCACTCACTTTACTACCCCCCCCTATAGAGTTGACATCCTCAAGATGAGAGCAGTTAACATTTATTTCATATCGATTGGGAGCGTCATCGCCATCTGAAGTCTTAGATTTGACCTTTATGACAAGATCATATTCCACTAACACTTCGACAGCGGTGAAAATCCCCTGTCTTGAAAGTCCAGTCATCTTTTCGATTTGCTTGATGGAAATAAGATCGAAATTTTTATGGAATCCATAAGTTTTTCGACAGATGCAAAGAAGCACCTTAAACTCCGCAGGCTTCAGCCGACACATCCAATAATCAAAAATAATATTAGGTATACTGCTGGTATTTGGGACGTAATTATTATTCATTTTTACCTCCTGTCCATAAAGAATTGAACTCCTTCGTAAATTGATATTTTTGTAAATCGACGATCCATTCGGACCATCCTCTATCTCGAAGAAGTCTCCATAGTCGTATAGAGAGGGAGTGCGTAAAATATACAGAATTTATGATGGATTCTAAATCTTTCAGAGGGATTCTGCTTTCCCAAATCTCACGAGGTATCCATACACCTTTGAAATCTCTATTCATGGTTACCCCCAATCTGAGAAATGGGGTTGACTAACAAATGCTTTTTTTCTAGACTGAGATTATCATTCATCTCGTCTAGTTTGTTGTTCCCGGAATCAGCCCCGGGAACATTTTGTTCACCCTGTTGCATTTTTCTTCTCCTTGAGTTCATAGTAGTAATTTGGATGCTTCTCTTTGAAGCGTTTACGGTATTCGGCGAACTTCGCCTTGTTCTTAGAGTAGTACTCTACGGCATATGCATTACGCTTATCTGCGTCGTACAGGCGTTTCTTCCAGGCTTGCGTATCTCTCTGAATGACGACATTGCGCTTGATGGTGCATACCTTGCATTCGCTGCGATATGTCCCGCGACAGAAATAGAAATCTGTTCTTAGCGGTTTCTTAGCCATGCACCTTGAGCAGATCTTCACTTGATCTGGGTCCATGAGCTTGCGTGATCTTAAGGGATGATTCAAAGGCGGAGATAACTTTTCTTTAGCCGGCATGGCATTTGTCTCCGCAAACTAAGTATATATTGCCATTTAAGTCGCGCTTCTTTCCCATGATTTTAAATTCGATGTGATCAGAAACATCCGTGGAGACAAGAAACCCCATATTCTCCAGAAGTCGAAACTGATTGTCATAGAGGGCATTTTCAGTATAGCAAAATACGCTAGCCACATGAGCCTTCTCGACAATTTTAAGCCATACCTGGGCAGATTCAACACTGACGTTGTTAATCCTATCAAAGCACTTGTGGCACACCATGATTTCATTCTGGTTCATGTTGATCCACCAGTGTCACGGATATACCACCATCGAAGGGATGCCACTCCAATAAGTTCTCAAGGGATAACTTGCGAATCTGATTCTTGAACTTAGTCCACCCCACGGACATATCGACTTCGACCATATCTTTGGAAAAGACGACTGTTCCTTCAGAATCGATGCGATTGATGCATTGCAAATAGGTAGACATGGACTCGGGACAATGCCTTGAAATCCTGTCTAAGATGTCTTGTGAGGTAACAGCGTATATATCCATAAGGCTCCAAAATAACTTTGCCCTGGACTTTTAGTGGAATACGCCGTAGTGTATCTTCATTCTGGCAAGAATTCAGATTCTTTTTGGCGTTTTCCACTAAGAGTCTCATAGTCTAGGTCTTAACTGATCTAGACTTTTTTTTTGCTAAAGTATTCTCATTCTCACGTTTATCGGTTTCTGGTCTGATCGTAACACTACAAATACTTTAACTAAAGAAATTACTTTATACGTTCATTTTTTGGCCATAAATTGACCATGTTAAGATCGTATAAATTCGACTCAATCCATGCGATATCCCGCATTCTTATCAAAAAACGCCTATACGTACCAAGATAAATCTTGTAATGAACGCGTGCAATGACTATTTTTTATTTTAAATAGTGAATTGCACATGAAAGAAGTTTGGAACGAAATCTTCAGGCGAATCTTCACAAAGAATCTATCATTATATGTGAGCGGTCTTTTTGGAATCCTGTTGTTTCTTATATTAAATTATTATGTATATAAAGTTATTTTTTACATTGTCTCTAAATAATAAAAAGACGTTAACACGTGAACAAAAAAAAGGATAGAGAAAACTACACCAGAGTCACACAGATTCTTTATCCTTTTTCTGGCATAGACAAAATCCCTAAAAATGTCGTCGATCACGCCGCGGAACGAGGGACAAAAGTTCATAAGATCTGTGAAGGAATTGTCAGTGGCCTAGGTGAAATTGGAGTAGATCCAGAGACATGGGGATATGTTGAATCATTCAAGAAATGGTGGGCTCTCGGGCATGATGTCGTATTGATGGAAGAGCGTTTTTATGATGATGAAATGCATGTCAGCGGACAGGTAGATCTAATCATAAAGACTCCTGAAGGACTAATGCTCGTAGACCTTAAAACTTCATATGCGCCCTCTAATACATGGCCTGTCCAGGGAAATGCCTATGCTCACTTAGCCAAAAACCATGGTCACTTCGTTACCAAAATTCAATTCCTGCACCTGAACAAGACTGGCAAAGAGCCAAAGATCTATGAATACGAGGTTAACCCTTATTTATTCCTTGCTGTTGTGCGCGTTTGGAAACATTTCTATGGAGAGGATTTATGACAAATAATCTCGATCCAGAAATGCAAGCACGTCTTGACAAATGGAAAGCTAATCCACTTCTGAATAAGAACATCATCGATCATCAGAAGAAGGGGATGTTCATCCCTAGGCGTCAGAACCATGGCGACATAGACACAGAAGAAGAAATAGAAATCATGAAGCGCTTACACAACAAAAATATCAAAGGCGAGAAATGACCGACAATACTCCTATGATACGACAAGACACAAAACTTAGTGTGCCAAGTGAACATGAGATGATGGTTTATCACACGATGGCAGAGACAGCAGTCTCCAGTAAGATGTACAAAGGCATTGGTGAGAAGGCTGGCGTGATGATGATTATGCTTGCAGCTCGTGAGCTTGGAATACCATGCATGCAGGCCCTTAATGGAGGACTTAACATCATCCAAGGCAAAGTCGAAATCAGTGCCCGCATGATGAATGCCCTAATTCGCAAAGCAGGGCACCATATCAGCGTCAAAGAGATTTCTGACGATGTATGTACCCTGGTGGGTAAAAGATGCGATACAGGCGAAATACAGAGCTCTTCATTTTCTATTGAAGATGCCAAGCGTGCTGGACTTGTAAAGCCAGGTGGTGGATGGACTAAGTTCCCATCAGACATGTGCTTCGCTAGAGCACTGAGCCGTCTTGCACGCCAGTTGTTCAGTGATGTCATTGGCATTGGGTACGTAGAAGGCGAGATTCGCCCAACTGAAGCAGAGCCAATAACAGCAGTGGAAGTCCTCGAGGAAGTTATTCCAGAGATGAACGACGATGAGAATCTTCAAAAGTTGTTGTTAATGTTTGACAATGAAGATAAATTCTTAGTGATGGAATATATGGGCGTTGTCATGAAGCACTTCTCGTGGAGTCAGCCTTTATGTGTCTCCAAGTTCCTCAACGAGAAATCACTCGTAGATAAGTTCAATAGCTGGAAAGCTAAACGCATCCAAACCCCTGTGGAGGAATAATGGATCTAGAAAGATACCCTGAAGATGAAATCAGTTCACCTGCCGAAGAAAATCAGAGACTACGCAAAGGTATCTATAACGGTATTGTGGGAGTTATCTTGATTTGGCTGGCTCTTTGGGTAATTGTAGCACTCTCTGGATGCAATTGCTATTTTACAATGGTACATACTCAGGGTCACGCCTCTGATGTTGTAGATGACATGGGGACCAATACACCTACTGTTTCACCCACTATCCCGATTCCAGTCGGGGGGTTGTAAAGCAGCTTTACATGAAAGATAAGTGGAGCAATTATGCCCTTAAAAGCGGGAAAGTCCAAAGCAGCTATCAGCGCGAATATTGCAACAGAAAGAAATTCCGGAAAGCCGGAGAAGCAGGCGATAGCAATAGCCATGTCGAAAGCCGGGAAGTCCAACCAGAAGTCCAAGAAGAAGTAAGATTTATCGTTAAGCCGGATCCCTCATGGGATAAAGATCCAGTGAATTTTGTGATCCGACGTCCTGATGATTACATACAGGAAACCGACACATTTATTTTAAATGATGCCTGGGTAGTAGATCTGAGATCCGCTGAAGGTGTAAGTATGGAAGAAGTAAACAACGCCTGCGTGGAAGACACCGAGAAAAAACCACGCAAGCGTCGTAAGAAATCTATCAAGCATTTGTAATCATGTAATCTATAGCTACCCCGAAGCTGTTGAGATCAGCTGTGAAATAAGCGGGCGTAAGCAATGCTACTCCTGCGCCCGTAGGCAGCATATTCAGATATGTTGAAAGGGTCAATGTAGTCCTAAGTGCTAATGTCGAATATGTGCCAGCCCCGGTATTTATATGGCTCGCCCCCTGAGATGGGGAATAATTAACATTTGTGTAACCGATTCTCATAGGTAGATGAAATCTAATCTGTCCAGCTCCGACACCAACTATTGAATATCCATCGACGCTGTAGACATATCGGCATTGACCTGATGCGTCTATTCTATAATTTAATCCTGAGTTATTGGGCGTTGGAACAGTATCACCACCTACAGAAGAAGAAAGCCCACCCCTTACCGCCCCATTCTGATCTCCTGGAAATGTAAAGAACACATCTTCCATAGTGCGTCCAATTCCATCGCTGTCTGTCATTGCCTGAACAGTCCAGTCGTTATTAGCAGCGTCATTCTTGGCCATTCGGAATGCCCCTATGCGAACACAGCCCATAGAGGCGTAATTAGCTACTGTCACTGTGGAATCAATGGCAAACATTGATCCTTCAGTGCTGGCGACAGCGCTACCTGATTTGGCTATAAGCCCTGCAACTGGAGTGATTGTCAAATGAGGCACTCTAGAGATCATAAACGTTGGATTGGCATCAGCAGCATCTGCCACAGCATACAGATAGAATGGCATTGCATTAGACCATGCCACAAGAGTCGTAGTCCCCCACAGATTACCAGTCAGGACTGAAGTCCCAGAATCATCTTCAAATGTTATATCCGCACTAACGGGAAGAACGACTTTGTATCCATTGCTGACATTGCTTGGGATGACGACATAGGCAAGGTTGGTAGCAGATAGAGCAGTACCGCTAGAGGAGGTTAACTTAAAGGTTGGTGATGCGTAGTTAATCCCTAAGTTGTAACTGTCGCCTAATGGGCCATTAATCATGGATGACTTAATGCTGACCATTGCACTTGTGGCATCAATGGTAAAGTGATTAGTGTTATAAGAGGCCATCCCGGCATCATTAGTATTAGCAGGAGTGGGTGTCACTACCGAGGCTACTTGAGCTTCTACATTATAGGCGTTTAGCGCACGTGATCTAGTCTCTAGAGGCACACTATGAGCAGCCACAAGTGCTCCATTAACGGTGATGACACCAGCAGCTGTGGGGACTGCTGGGTCAACTCCCGGGCCTGTGACGGCCTGCACATCAAACTTAGTGGTAGCTGGTCCTGTGCTGCCTATTAGGCTAACGAATCCCGCTGCATCAACATCAAATTGAGTATCGTTAAACGAAGCTAACCCGGCATTACTCTGTGAAGATGCAGCTTGTTCTGAGGCCAACTGGACATCAATGTCGAATTCATTCAATGCTCGGGAGTGTGTTTGCACAGGAATGGCGTGGGATACCACGTGATTGCCATTAATCGTCATTAGACCTAGCGCCGTTGGCAAAACAGGATCAACCCCTGGTGCAGTCACAGCCTGCACATTAACGCTATCTATAGCCCCGCTGCCGCCCGTTAAAGCGAATGTCAGTTTATTGCTTAATGGCACAGAGGTGATTGATATCCCAGCAGTACCCTCAAGTTGAATATTGCCACCGACTGTCGGGAATACCAACGTATTCGCCGTATCAGATAAAGTTAAGACACCTCCAGAAGGAGTCACACCAGAGGCGATCTTAACCCAGTAACCTTGATTGGCAATGATTTTACTTAATATCCATAGGTCACCCTCAGTTCCAGCGCTTGGATCTTTGCCGACTTGCCAGATAGTCATCAGCTCATAATTACGTCCAGTCTCAGGCTGCCGATAATCAGACAATCCAGGTGATCTATTACGTATAACGTCAACGCCAGTATAGACATTAGGACCTAGATATTTATTCGGATCTTTAGGAGATGGCATGATTTACCTTTTTATACGAATTCTGTGAAGATTGCAGCTCCTGCTATACCTGCTCCGCCTGCTCGGTCACCAGCGCCCACACAACTTGCTCCACCACCGCCAGATCCATAACCGATACCTGCAAAGCCTGCACTCAATTGAACTCCCATGACATAACTGGCCGGCCCACCATTACCAATGACATTAGATCCTCCTGCTCCGCCACAAGCGCCCGCAGCAGAGAATCCAGACCCCATTCCACCAGAACCTCCAGATGAAGTAGCCAAAATCGTCCCCGTTCCAGTGGTAACTGTACCTCCCGCGCCACCAGCTACCGTCGTAGTCCCGGCTCCAGCAGTTGAAGCTCCTCCAGCACCTCCAGCAACGGTCCATGCTGCTGTCGTAGCCAGAGTCGTATTTCCTCCACCCGTGCCTGCATTGTTACCGGCTGCACCTCCCGCTCCAAGAGCGCCTACGCTTCCAGAAAGCGATGCACCAACTTGTGCTGCTGTGAGAATAAATCTTGCATATCCACCTGAACCACCCCCGCCTCCGCATCCAGATAGAGCATTACCGTTAGCGCCACCACCTCCCGCGCCACCCCCAATCAACTCGACAATGACGAATTCCATTCCAGCAGTCGGCGTATACGTGAATGCTCCAGATGCCGTGAATAATTGTCCTGTGACTGTTGTAATTCCTGAAACCGCCGGAGCTGCCCATGTTGGAACTCCCGCTGCTAATGTCAATACTTCTGTATCCGATCCAGCTGCCAGTTTCGATAAAGTATTAGCCGCAGAGGCATATAGAATATCACCTGTCGCGTAAGTAGTCTGTCCAGTACCCCCGAAGGTTGGGCCTATTGCCGTACCGTTCCAAACACCCGTCGCTATTGTCCCCAATGTAGTAATCGATGACTGACCGATGTAAGATGCATCAATGTCTATCACTGGGGTACTACCGCCAGTAGACGTGATTCTATTAGCAGTACCTGACACACTTGTCACTGTCCCAGTGGTAGGCGTAGCCCAACTTGGAATTCCTGCCGCTAGAGTCAATACCTGTGTATCTGAACCTGCCGGCAACTTTGCCAAAGTATTGGCCGCCGATGCATATAAAACGTCACCCGTGGCATATGTCGTCTGTCCAGTACCCCCAAATGTAGGCCCAATAGCGGTTCCCTGCCAAACTCCAGTTGTAATAGTTCCAAGTGTAGTGATAGACGATTGCCCCACATATGTAGCGGCGATATCAATAACAGGATTCGCGCCACCCGTAGATGTAATTCGATCCAAGGTACCAGATACAGATGACACGCCACTAGATATGGTAGTCCATGTGGGTAAGGTCGCAGCTCCACCGCTGGTAAGAACTTGTCCCAATGTACCAACGCCGACAACATTTTGAAGTGCACCAGTTGGAGTAGTGCCGCCAGTGATTACCGCATATGGTGTAAACGCAACATCTCCAGTTCCACCCTGGGAAACATCTAAAGGCAGACCAAGAATATCATCAACACTTGTAATTCCAGCTTGGCTCATTCTAATACCTGTTGATAGTCATAATTTTTTCCAAAGCATTGAAAAGTCCACATTTATTAATCTTGCAACAATTCCGGCAGATTTAGTTATTCGAAAACCATCTGAAAAAAAACGTGTACTCGCAGGAATGGTTGCGACGATGGGACTATTGGCTACCGCTACACCATCTATCGAAAATGCTACACTAGTTCCAGCGGCGTTAATATCGACGGTGTATAGGTGCCAATTAGTGTCAACCGTCGTTGCAGTGTTTGCAGTGGTTCTTGAAGAGTTATTCGCTGTCTTGATAGTCCATGCTCCAGAATTAACGGCATTCGTATACTCAAAATATGCCCCGTCAATTACATCTCCTGAAGCAGAAGATACTTCTTGTAATCCAACTCTTACCGTAAATGTATCTGTTCCATCTGATAGAACAGGAACCCGTAAAAGAAAATTATGAAGAGTTCTTCCATCTCCGGTAGTTATCACGCCTCCGTGACCTACCATAGCGGCACCATTTGTAGATGTTCCGGTCGTTATACCTATCACCCCAGGATGCCCACTGATGGATATATTCGTACCAGATGAAGAGCCACCATTTTGCTGATTCTGTGTATATCCTGTGTTACCGGCATTAGAAGTTGTTAGAAAATGGTCAAATAAAAATACATCACTTTGAGGGTTAAACCATTCAAGATTTGTGCCCAAAGATATTAGAGGCACCCCAGGATTAGCGCTTATCGCAAGATTACTTAGAACGTTTGTTGCGCTGGCATATATAAGATCCCCAGTAGCAGCTGTAGATGGATATGTCGCTGTACTGTACAAAGGATCAGCACCAGCCCCACCAGATTGTAGGACTTGCCCAGCTGTACCTGCCGCAGTAGCGACAACAGCGGATGTGCCCTGACCTATCAATACGCCATGATTGGTAAGCGTTACTGCTCCCGTTCCTCCATGCGCCACATCAATCGTGGTTCCGTTCCACACTCCAGTGGTGATTGTTCCAAGAGTCGTGATGGAGCTCTGTCCAACGTAGTTGGCTGAGATGTCTATAACAGGGTCAGTTCCACCCGTAGACGTAATGCGGTTTAATGTTCCTGATACACTGGTGACCGTTCCTCCACCACCCCCGCTAGAAGATATGGCTCCTGATTGGCTCATTCCTTAACCTCTTGCTGTTTCTCTATGCGGATTACATGCTCGAACTTCTTCTGAACACATCCAAAGGCTAATTTAAGATTTGTTGTTTCTTTGAACAGGCTAGTGAAATCTTCTCTGAAAACACGGATCTTCTCTTCGATTTCGGCTTTGAATGGATCTGGGCGCAAGATGAGATCTAGTAATTCCAGTCTTTGCGTCGATAGAGAACGAATATTGGTAGATACCAATCCAGTTATCGCACCATGTAAATCCGCTTTACATGCCTTAATGGATTCCGCATTTGCATCGATCTTTCTCAGATGTTGCTCTAAGAAAAACATCACCGCATCTTTTTCAATTAAATTATTTTCTAATGTCTGAAAATGCTTCCAAATGTTGTGGATATCTCGACTCACGGCAGACTCCACATCACCCATGCGTGATTCGACTTTTTCACATCGCGACAATACCGAGGCTTTGAAGTTTTCCACGTCGATCTGGAGAGATTTATGGTCACTCTCTGCCTTGGCTCTTAGCTTTTCGACCATCAGACTCAGAGAGCTTAAAGCGTGATTAAGTCTCTGAATCTGGGTATTCGTTTCATAGACAAAATCCTGATGATTCTTTTGCTCTTGGAAGTCTCTTTGAGCAACATCAGACTTTGGCATCTTCTTAGGCATAGACAAGCTCGATGTATACCGATCCACTCACAGGTGCAGATGACTGCTTAACATAGAACTGAGTAGCTTTAGCTAAGACAAAGCTGTCGTCTGTCTGTGGCACTAAGTTCGCTGTGAAGTCATAGAGTTTGAATGACCCAGCAGGAACCAAGATCTGTCCTGTGGCGTTAGTGTTATCTGTACTAAATAACATGTCACCTTGAGTGGTGTTGGTGAAGCAGATGATCCTGGCATTTACTGTTAGTGCACTCCCAACGGTCGCATAGACCGCTGAGATGCCCGCAAATCCAAGAGATCGCAGTGTGTCGAAATAGACTTTTTTCGCTGACATATGACCTCTTTTAGTTAATGATCATCCAACCGATTACGGAAACGTCATCAGTCTGAAGGGCCGTAGCATTAGTCACCGTCCAAGCATCGATGACAAAAGATGTTGAAGCGACGATAGCCCCAACGCTTAAGATGCCTAGGTCATTGGCTCCTGTAGCACCTACACTTTGACGAGTGAGCATGATAATCGAGCTAGCCGTGACGGCTGTGGTAGACACCGTGATCGTTCCACCTGATAGAGTTACTGTTCCGAATGAGTTAGCCCCTGCTGCCGATGTTGCGCCAACGCTAGTAGAAATTATTTTATTTCCAGCCGTGTTTAAGACCAAGTTACCGTTTGTTGCTGTGATAGCACCAAGGGTTGCTGTTACAGACGTTCCAGCTGTGATAGAGGTGGTTGCATTCAACGCCCCTGCTTGACTGAGTGTCAAAGCATTTGCCGTACCTAGAGCGGTATCATTGCTGATAACGAATAGATCTGAGGCTGAATTATCAAGACCCATCGACATTGTAGAAGCGGCGACTCCACTAATCTGGAATGATAAGTACGGATCTCCAGAAGAAGCCCCTCCAGTGGCAATTTCCACACCTGCTCTTGAGGCACCATTTGTGTTATCTGAGTTTGTGACTTCTATGGTGACATCTGTTCCCGCGTTGGAGTGGGAGTTGATAATATCTCCACCATTGACGGTCACCCCTCCGGTTGTGGCAACAAGACCTGTAGATGCCGTTAGAGATCCAGTCACAGCAGTGTTACCAGTGGCATTTCCGATATTGACCACTCCTGTGCCACCGGTTCCTATGGTCGTTGCGGCTGCACCAGACGCGTTAATTAGGGTAGTGCCTACCTGAGTGAGGGCTCCTAGCGTTGTAAGTCCTCCTGTAGCCGTCAAAGTTGTACCAATAACCGCTGAAGTGGTTACCGATAGCGAAGTGCCTGACGTTAATGTGGTGGTCGATGCAATTGTCCCAGGAGCGATGAACGTCGCTGGGATAGTGAAGGTAATCGTGCTTGCAGCTCCAGCAGTAGTAATCTGGTTAGCAGTGCCCAACAGGTTGATATTGCCTGCTGTAGGAGTCAATGCCCCACCGCTGCTAGCCGTCAAAGTATCAACAGCACCAACAGCCGATGTGCCTAAAGAGATCCAGCTGGCACCAGAATACATAAATGAATTCAGCCCAGATGTATTCAGCCATAATGTTCCTGGAACATAAGCCGTGTCTCCTGCACCTGGATCACGTGTGGCTTTTTGAAGATCTGGTGGAAGGATTGCCCGTACACCCATATATTGCTTGGAATTTCTTGCGAGAGACATGACGGGAACTCCGTGTTAAAGATTTTTCTTTACACTATCATGGGGTATTTGAAATGTATATAAAAAATGCTTCAGATTGCGTTCTCTCAGGGAGAGATGTATTATGGGGCAATAAGTTTGTGTAACCTGGAGATAATATGGGAAATTCAGACGGACCTACTTTAGCGGGACTTTTTGGGCTTATAATGGCCGGAGTTGTTTTGCTTATTGTGGTAATCTTATGCTTTTGGGGTCTTTCTGCCGGAGGTAGAGTTTATGACGTATGGGCTCAAGGCAAGGAAGGCGAAGCAGAGTTAGCCAAAGCTGAATCAAATCGCCAGATTAAGACCTTAGAAGCCAAAGCTTCCATGGAGTCAGCTAAACACCTGGCAGATGCCGAAGTCATAAGAGCTAAAGGCGTCGCCGAGGCGAACAAGATCATCGGTGATTCTCTTCAGGGAAATGAAGGATATTTGAGATATCTTTGGATTCAAGGCCTACAAACGAATCAAATGCAAGTGGTATATGTGCCTACAGAGGCTAATTTACCAATTTTAGAAACAACTAGGCTAAGGGAATTAAAATAATGAGCTGGTTTAAAAAACACGCTGAAGCCTGTTCGATTATAGGATCTGTTGTCATTTCTGTGGCAGGTTCTGTTTTGTGGATCACTTCCCAATTTAGTGACATGAACATCAAAATGAACCATCGATTTTCTTCAGTAGATCAACGCTTTACATCTGTTGATGCTCAATTTTCATCGATAGAAAAAGACATAGCCATCATTAAAGCCGCACAAGTGCGATTTGCTGACTTAGAATCGAGATTCTGCATTGTCGAAAAAGACATAGCCATCATTAAGACGGTGATGATAATGAACCATCATATGCCTAGTGAATTTGCTCAACATAAAGAGGATAAATAATGTTATTTACATGTTTCTGGATGGGAGGTCTCGGTATATCTTTTGCATTATTTGTACTTTGGCACGATGGTCACTTTTCTTCTTGAGATTTCATAAGACCTTCAAATGCCTGGAGGAAATGCTTTGGATCAGTTCTTGGCGCAGCAGCTTTCTTAATGGCATCTTGCACACTCTTTTTCTTAGCCAAACTGAAAAACACTTCGTATAAAACGGAAGCCGCTACTCCTGGAATAATACCTGTTTGAATTATGCCCAGAGCTGCTAAAACTCCTTTAGCTTTAAATCCATAGCTATTAAGCCAATCATCCATCTTAAAGAGAATTCCTGACTTCTCTAATGCTTCGGCAGCGAGTTTTTCTTCTTTGGTAAGATTTTCTCTTTTTTCTCGAGCTTTCTTAAAACGTTCTTTACCTTTCGTTTCTAGAGACTTCTGAGTTTCTTTACGATTAGCCTGATTTTTCTTGCTAAAGGTTTCTTCAAACGCGGATTCGGCTTTCGTTGGTTGAGTGTTTTTAGCCTTAATCTCTTCTAGACGGCGCCGACCTAACTTGTCTAATTCTTCATTGATTTTTTCACGCTCTCTAGCGCTTCCCTTATCGATTTTACCCTCGATTAGAGATTTGTTTTTTTGGACACGTCCACTTAGTGTCTCTAATTGTTTTAGGAAATTCAGCCCTTCCTCTCCAGCAACTAATCGCACATTTTCCGCTGTAGCCGGATCTCTAAGAAATTCATTTAGCTTTTTAAAGTTGATCGTTCCGTCAGGAGCCATAACGGAGGCTTGGAAATCATGGAATGATTGATCAGTCAGATATTTCAGCACCTCTTTCTTATTAGGATTATTTTCCAACGCATGCTTGATTAGCTGCTGTCCTTCTTTAGTCTTCCAAAGATCTAATGCTTTCTCTGCACGTTGTCCGGTGATAGAAGCCTTTGCAATATCATCGATGACCATCTCTTGAATCTTATTGCGTTGTGCAACGCGTCTTGTGGGTGAAGCCGCTGGAGCCTTAGAAGCGATGATCTCTTCAGCAATAGATCTAGTATTGGTGCTTAAAGATGGACGTACTTCTCGGTAATATTTAGCTGCGCGCTCTTCATTGAGACCTTTCATATGCTCTAAGAGTTCGCGTTCGATCTGGGCGAATTGCTCCTTGGATACAACCTCTTTAACATCTGCAAGACCAGAGGGAGTCTTGACAACCTTCGCAATCGATTCGGGTTTCTCAGTAGTTCTCAAAGCTTTTATGGACTTCTTTCCACGTCGTTCCGCGTTCTCGCCGAATTTCTTCTCCGCTTGTTCGAAAGCTTTTCTTGTGGGTGAATTCTTGTCCCCATAACCTTGACGGATATCTTGACGAATAAGGGCGGCTGGCTCTTTCAAAAGATCTCCCGCACTTGTTTCCAATAGGTCATATTCGATGATCTTATTCAGACGTTTCTTTATCTCTATCAGTTTGGCATGAGACACATTATTCTTATGAACTGCTTCTTTGATCATTCCGGCTTCATCAAGAACAACCTCGTAGCCTATATTCTCTAGAAGCTGAGTCAGATGTTTTTTAGCGGCTGGGTACCCTTCCGGCATAAGTGTTATGCCCTCACCTTCGATCTTTTTGAGCTGATCAACAATCTTGCCCGCAGTTTTACTTAGATTCCCCGCCGTCACAGATTCAGCCTGTTTGGCTACATCATAGAGCGCATCAGTTTCAGCTTTCTCGGCCGCGAACCGCGTTTCTAAATCGGCCTTTATGTTCTCACCAAGTTCTTTCTCTGTCGCTGCACGCTGGGAAACATTTTCAATCTTTTGGGTGAGATCTTCCGATATAGCTTCTTCGGCGATTCGTTCAGCTTCAAATTCAGCAGGAAGATAGGGTTTAACCTGTACACCCATCGACTCTTCTAACTTCTTAAAGTCCTGCTCTTTGACTTTACGATTTCGTAAATCAGACGCCCTCTCTTGGGTCTGTTCTTGAAGAGTTTTCTGGGCAACGCCTTCCGCTTTAGTAGGCTCCAGTTCTTTCTGAGCTAATTTAACTTCGCGCTGTACTTCTTCTAGGGGTTTTTCTTCTAGAATAGAGATTGCTTTCTCAGCCGCCTTATCCCCAGTTCCAGCTTTCTTGAGCGTAGTTTCCAGAACTTCATTGACAGCCTTACCCGAAGATCTAGCTTTATCCCAAAGACTTTTAGCGAAACGACCACCCCATCCAAGTGCTTGAAGAGCCACATCAATGGCAGCCCAAGCAGCACCGTGGTTAAGCATATCATTGACAGTTGGCAACTTAAACTCACCTGACTCTGTGGCCTGTTCTATTCCTCCGTGAATTGCACCTCCTGTCGCCACTCCGGTTAAGTTAGCGAATGCCTGAAGCTGCTTCTGAAGAATAGGAGACTTACTGGCAAGCGCACGAAGAGGTATTGATGCACCTTTTATCGCGAGGCTAATAGGCAAAACTGAACCCACCACATCACCAACAAAGCCAGTACCGCCTTCAGGCTTTAATCCAGGAACTAGCCTAGAAATACCGGCAGTCACACCAGCTAGCCCACCTTTTGCAAGATCAAGGATGTCAAAACCTTCTTCCTGATGTTCTTCACCGCGCTTAATAAGAAATTCATTGCGCGGATCGGGATGAGGCTCTCTTTTCTTCTTCTTCGGCTGCTCTTCCACGGGTTCATATTGAGACCAATCAATGCCATCTTCGCTTTGCGTCTCTGAGCCAGCTGGCTTAGGCGCTTCAGCAATTGCAGTTTGATCAACAGGTTCGTATTGATCCCAATCAATATTAGCCATTATTTAGCCTTAAGTTTTTTAGCGACATCTTCAGGAACCCATCTCTCTATACCATTAGGATCCATAACCTTAACCATTCCCTTATGCGCATCTTCCTTTGATGGTTCTAACTCGTCTTTCAATGCATCAAGAAGATCTCCAGTATCTCTATCGAATTGAGCATTCACATCCTCTGGGATGTTTCCAAAATACTTCTTTAGAAGTCCCACGCGCTCTTGTGCTCGAGCTTTAGCTTGATTAAGAATTATTCTCTGCGTATCGAATTTCCCTTTCATAGTTGAAAGGGTATCGTATGGGCTAACGGCGAATGTCTTCTTAATCCAATTCAGTTTAGCTGTAGGTAATGTGCCGGCAGGGTTAAAAAGTTTTATAACCGACCCTAAGTTAGTAGCTCCCAAAGTCTCTAAGTTTGACGCAGATTGTGTATTAAAAAATGCTTTTCCGTAGCCTATAGGGCCGCCTAACTCATCATTAGCAAGTTTTTCAGCAGCGTCCACATTAGCAATAAGATCATCACTTTTTTTGATTTCTTTTTCTAATTCTGGAACTTCTTTAGCCGCTTCTGCCGCTAAACCTTGTTCAAATCGTTCTTTAGGTCCATTGGCAGTTTTTTGAGGTTTAACTAAAGCGCGCGTTCCAGCTGTAGTCATCAAAGGAGAGAGGCGCTTCACCTCTTCAGGGGGATATCCAGCATTCGTCAATACAATCTCATTTTCAGAAATTACAGCAGCCCTATCAGCCTTTTCTTTAGCATCTGCTTTAGCTACTTTATCTGACTCTATCTTCTCCTTTTTTAGTTTCTCATCTTGAGCCTCTTTTGCCTTATATCTCTCAAGAAGGGCCTTATCCTCATCGTTATGAGCACTTCGAATGTCATGTTCTTGCTTGATGAGTTCTAAACGCTTAGTGGGATTTATAGGAGCTTTTTGGAATGCCCTAACGGTATTCTCAAAGTTATTCTTCTCACCCTGGTGCTTTTCTGCATCTGCAAGGATTTTCCCAATTGTGTCTTGGTCTTTGTCTTCCTTGTAAAGCTTGGCGACTTTAGAAAATAACTCTTCTACTCCAGTGGGTTCTGGAGCGCGTTCCGTTAGATCTAATACTCTTGGTGATGGCATTAGACGCCTCCTGCTGCTGCTGGATTTTTCTTAAAGTAATCTATGACGCCTTTGACTGCTTCTGGAGGAATCGATTTGACGATAGAGGCGATGTCGAATCCACCTTGATTTGAGGTGTCGTAATCAAAGTTAGTGCGATTCTGATAATTCTCTACAGCACTTCGCTTAGCTCCACGTGCTTCACTCTCTTGTCCATAGAGGTATTGAGACCTTTGAGCATCTAATCCTTCTTGGACATTTCTTCCAGCTTTAGAAAGAGCATCTCCAGCATAAGAACTTCTCATGAGTCCTTCACCACGGAATTGTCCTGTGATCTGGGGAATAATGTTCTCTTCGAAGTTTCGATAAGCCGGCCTTCCAACAGTCTTGTCAAATACTGCATTAGCCTTCTCAGGATCGTAATTATAAAGATCAGCTAATGGACCTTGACCCATAATCCCTTGCTGCTGCTGCTGATTGATCATCTGCTGGCGTTTGTCTAAGTTGGATCGCTTTTTCTTCTTCTTACGTCCACCAAGTAGACCACCGAATAAACCTAGAACACCACCGGCTGCTGCTCCGGGAAGTCCGGCCAATCCTAAGCCTGTTGCTGCTCCACCAGCTGCTGATGATGCTGCTCCACCTAAGTCTAACTTTGCCATAATTTCTCCGTTGTAAAGCGCGCTTTACATGCCTTAAGTTATTAAAGTCCAGGTCACTGCTTCTGGAGTAGTCCGAGATGTCATGATCCAGGCAGCATTTGTATCAGTTCTAACTGTTATGTCTCCAATAGAGAAGAAAGAATTTCTTTCAGCATTTGCCGCTGGATTAGCTCCAGATACCACATCTTTCTTAATCGCCTGCGCTAGAGTATTTGCGATATCGGTATACATCTCAGAAAGTTGATTATGTAATTCCGGAGACACCTCGCGGACTTCTTCTCCAAAATTCTTGTAGAGAGGTAGATTGAATGTCATATGATTCTACCCACTGGTTGAAAGCCGCACATCATGGCATGTACCTGAATCTTGGCACCTGCTTGGCTATTGGTAAGCTTGAATTGTAGGAATTGACCTACTTGGTTAATCCAGATTTTGACCCACTTCTTGCCACCTTTTTCGCGATTGATGTTGGTGCAATCCACCTGATATCGGAAAGTTGGATTAGAAAAGTCTACGCCATCATTGTTGTTAGTCAGCACGTCCACTTGGAGGAATGCCTTAATGGGTGTGATTACTGGATTGCCTTCTTCGTCTAATTTAGTTTCAGTCAAGATCGTATCAGTGACCCCGACGTAAAAGTACATCCATCCACATCTGACTTTCTTGTCTTGTTCCGTCCATGGATTAAGCTTCTTACCCTCGGCTTCCATGATGATCACTTTAGACGCAATACCGCCGCTTGTGTAAGGTCCGCCTGCTGCATTGACCATTCGCACGTCGAAGGTGTAATTGTCGATTGTAGCGCCTTCAATGAAGCCCTGCTGCCCATTTAGACCAGTCGCACCACCAACACCAGTAAAAGCTATTAGATCTCCAGTGCTGTAGTTGTTCCAGTCTGTGGTCACGCGAACTAAGGTTCCTGTCCCAGTGATATTACGAATACTCAGGGGATTGTCTTCACTCTCTGTGCTGTTAAGTCTCCAGATCTCTCCCTTGTGGCCGCCGCCAATTGCCACTGGGGTATCTTTAGTCATTGGGAACGCAGCCCAACTGTCGTATTGCTCAGATAAGGCATCCCATGTTGGGAATCCATTCGCCTCTGTGAGGTCTGCCCAAATCAACCCAACCTTCTCTTGGAAGTTACCCATGCAGCTCAGAGGAATCCGATATACCGCGAAATTGTCTTCTTCGAAGTTTATCACCAGAATACGGTCTGAAGATCCAGTTGGCACTGAAGTTGGCTTTACAACACCTTGAGATGGATGAATCAGGTACACATCCCTGTCCTCGTCAATGAATCCAGAGAAGCATTCTAAGAAGTTCTCTTGAGTATTATCGATGCTGTTGACAGTGTAATCAGGGATGTTGTTGTCGATTCTTTCAACTTGATATCCTTGACTTCCGATTAACCCTCTTGGACTCACGGCAATCGTCCGATTCAGGTATGAGATCACAGAGAAAGCAGCGGTACATCCTCTACTGCCATCCATTTTCTGTAAGATGAACGGTTTTACGTCGTTTCCAGTGTATTTCAATAACCACGTAGCCGCTTCAGTGAAGAAAATAAGGTCGTCTCTGTTAAATGCTGCACCAAAGAGCCATGTATTGTCTGGGACATCAATGAATCCAGCGCCGGTGGCCGTGTTGTTGAAGTTATCGCAGTTAACGCCTGTACCGGAAATACGTATGCGTCTTGGAAAGAATACACCGTTTTCTGTCGTCTGCACGAGAACAAGCCTATCTCTAACTTCAAATATCTGTCTGGCGTTTAATACTCCTGGAGCAGTAAATGTAGGCACGTAATTGGCAATTGTTGAACCATTATACACCTGGATTCGATCACCAATGGCCCCATTACAAAAAAGAAGCCTAGGCACACTTATCAAAGGTGAAGTGGTATCTTCATAATTCACCCATGACCAGAAGTCTGTTTTACCACCTGTATAAGTCGCCGTACCTGGAGGAATCTCCACTAGTGTGTCCGTAGCGACATCGTACTTATTCACATAACGGGTATCAGCGACTATCATCTCTCTGACATTCGTCGCAGGATAGAAGCTCATGATGCCCATCACAGGAAGACCTGGATGGTAGCTGTAGGTCAGCAATACGGTAGAGGCGATCGCAGGAGGCAATGTGAACGTTATTGAAACCGCCCCTGTGGTGTAATTGATTGTACCCGTTCCATTTCCAGTGAATGCACCCAAACCATTATCTGTAAGAACTTGAACTGGATTACTTCCTGTGATGACAACTCTTCCACGGGCTACTGGAGTCGTTAATGTCCAGGTAAAGATAGCATTAGCTCCATCGATTACCCCTGTCGCAGGAGCCACATTAGCAATAGAATGAACCATGCGGCTTTCAGTGCGAGTAGACCTCTTTCCAGTAGCAAACCCAGCGTACCCGTCTCTCTTGTTAAGTACTCCACGATAGACGTACCCATCCAATAGATCCGTAAAGGCATCATTGGGCAAGAGCCATGGCTGAACCTCTCGGTCTAGTCCTGTAGCAAAATTAGCGATCAAGAATGATTGATAGTTCATGTCACACTAAATATGGTTACATATCCCACTAAAGGATTTTTAAGAGAAATCCCACTGGATGGACTAGTTTCACCAGAGAAAGAAACAACTACGGAAGCGGTCCCAACAGAAGCCGCTTGAGTTACGTTTCCGTATACAGATCCAATGCACGACAGATCTTGAGCATTGCGCATACCAGTTACCTGAACTATGTAGTTAATATCAGGCATTGGAGATGCCACATTAAAGAAAACCTGATAAATACCGGTACCCAGAGCAGTAGAGACACTTGAAACGTTGTATGCCGTACCCAGAATAGTACCAGCTGCATTGAAGGCTACGGCCGCTCTGATAGGCAACGTAGGGGTAATCTGGTAATTCAGCGAATTTACCGCTGTGTCATCCATGTAAAACAGATGCATCTTACTGCCAGTTCCAGACTGTTTGACATATAGCCTGCCTACAGAATCAGTCCCAGATGGCGCTTGCTGAGTTAGATGAACTACGTTATGGAATCCATCGTTAGATGCTGCTGTATCATTGAACTGATGGTCCACTGCTACAATCGTCTTCAATCGCGCCATATTCGTCTGGTTCTGCGTTGGAAACAGCGATGGAGACTGAGTTGTTAATGGTGCTGCTGGATTAAATGTCATATATCCTCAAAAGTCTGGGGCTGTTCTCTGATTCGATAACTGATTCCATGTACGAGCCATCACCTGGGCTCTATAGCGTCTATAGACCTGGAAGACCTCGTTGTACTTATCCATTTCTCCAAAGTCGCTTAAGATGTTTAAAGCAGCGCCATAAGCGAAATAGCGCGTGAGGTATGTCCTTGGGAGATTCTTGAGATTGGAGGTATTTGTCGTTCCTGTTCCATCAAGGACTGAACCCGCATTGGTAATAGCGCCATCTTGGAAAGAGTAGTCGATCTTATATGCCGAGATGCGCACAGAGTATTCTTGATCGGGAGGACCACGGAACGTCAGCTCGTTATTGTAATAGAGCACATAGGTCGGCATCTGAGGCGTAAAGTCGTTATTCCATGGCCAGCGCGCATAGAAATCAGCAGGATCTTCATACCAGAATAATTTGAATGTATTCGGGTTTAGCGCTGGATCCGTGAATGAAATATAGGCCAGACCACCGAGAGAAGAGTATCCTAGAGCATCTAAGTCAACTGGATAGGGATCTGCGCTATCTTCATCAATGGTAAAATCCCACCAAGTCCGATTCTCAAAGATCTGTACTTCTTGGGGATGTTCTTGCTGTACGAATGCATTCAGATAATCGAACATGAGTTGATCCGTAAAGGCAGGATCGGAGCGATCGACCCTGCCCGTTACGTTTCTCATTATCTGTAATATACTGGAGCTTGTGTCATTCTCGGATGGCCAAGGTAACACAGGTCCTGTTGGAGTATTTACCATATATTCCTTTTATCCGAAATCTACAACGTTGCAAGAGAAGCGGCTGCGCTCACCTACTTGCTTAGTCTCTGTGTGTACTGCGCCACCATGTTCGACTTTCACTTCTGCAAATAGAGGTACAGCGAGATTGTTAAGAAACTTAACAACTGGGATAGGTAGATCGTATGTGCCACCAGCCTTAAGTTGTCCTTTCCAATCGATGTCACGATTACGTACACGTACCTTCAGAACGTTTTCTGGTTGGTCAAACCTTTGGAACTTAACTTTTACATGCTTGTGAAATGACGCATCAGGAACTTTGATATGCATCTTATTGCGCTCGTGAAGGCATGTCCTGTTATGTTTTCTTACATGTGCATTATACACATCAAAGTCAGAAATTTCTTTAAATTGGAATGTGTCAAAGTCGAATGGCTCTAACTTCTCTTGTTCTGGAAGAGTTGCACCTCTGAACACAGCGGCTTCGATATGGGCTGCATCTTTTTCTTTTTGAGTTTTTTTCATTTTTCCTCATGTGTAAGCGAACGGGGGAACAAATCCCCCGTCCTGTTCGTTACGCCACGTCTCCAAGATTGAAGTACGCGTTAAACTTGGTTGCTTGGAAGTAGATTACATCGTTATCTGCACCCATGACTGCCGAGCCCAATGTCAGAATGTACGACACTGGAACATCGACAATACCAAGACTTGGACCAGTCTTTGTCAACTGTCCACCAGATGTGTATGAACCTACTGTGGTAATTGGGAGCCCGTAGACGTCATAAAGAGCAAATGTCGAAGACGATAAAACGTCTACAACGAATGTCTTGTTATTGACTTCTGCGGCAATGGTTCCAATGACCTTAGTGATGACAACACGATCTCCGTCTACCAAACCGTGACTAGCAGCCGTTACAACACCTGGAGTAGCTGTTGTAATGCCTGTAATGGTCACATGTTGGTTAACGAATCCACCTGACGTGTTGGCAACTGTGATACCGTTTGTAGCCTCTTTAACAGAGGACAAATCGGTTGTACCACGCGACACAATCAGAGCATCTCCCGCAGGGAAATCCCTAAACCAAACCCCTTGTAGGTTTGTGTCGTTGGTGGCATAGCCTGTGTAGTTATACCATTCAAACTTATCTGCCTGCCAAGGCAATACTAAATTGTAAGCGGCACCTGCTGACTGCAGATAGCCACCATAGGTATTTGTTACCTGGCCTAACTCACGTAGACCGGTATAAACGTTAGCTGCATTTCCGAGTGGAGCTGTCATATTTTCACCTTACCCTTTTGTTGATCGTAGGTTTACGCACCAGCTGTCATCGAGGATTACGCTACCTAGACGACCCTTCCAACCCATTGTCTGACGTTGGTTCAACGGATCCTGACCTGCCCCAAGAGGCTTGATGATCATTTCCATAGACTGATCATCGATCATGATTCGGCCATATGCGTTAGCTGCGAATAAGATGTTAGAATAGACTGCTGGAGCCACTGAGACATCTTTGTAACCTTCAGAAGTCATGACAAGGCGAACCTCATCACATGCACCTAGCTCGGATTCAAGTACGGATTGTTGACGTGGATAGTCAGCAGTCGCCAAGAAGTTAGCCAAGTTTTTAAAATCAGTTCTTAAATCAGACGAAATAATCATCCAATAAGCCGCCCAGACGGGGGCTGTACCGAACGCATTAGTGCCTTCCTGATTAGGTGAAAGCTTCTTTCCGTTGTTTTCAGTAACGTAATCGACTGCTAATTCCAAATCAGTTGTTGTCACTTCAGTGATCGCATTGCCATTGACTCCGTTTAATGAATCAATTTGTGCCGAAGTTGCAACTAACATATTACGAACGATCTTATCATAAGTACTAGCCATGTTCTGGGCCAACATATCGGCCACCTCATTACTAGTTTGATCTTGTACCGTTATAATAACATCATCACTTAGTTCAACTACTTTACCGTACTGAGAAACAGTAGCAGTAATGTCGAACTTGGTGACTTGTTCTGCGTTTGGTGTAACGCCTTCTGTCAAAGGTGTAAGAGCATCTGCCAAGTTGTCGAAACGACGGAAGATTGCGTTCTTACTGTTCTTCTGTGGGATGCGTCTTTCTTGTGCGAAATAGCCGTACACATAGTATGGCTGATGACGGTCAAGAAGAATATTGTCGAAGAACAAGTTGACTTCTGGATCAACTTGTACTGTCGTTGTGGTTCCTGCGGCCATTGTATCTCCTGGTCAAATTTTACTTTGACAAGAGAGGCAAAAAAAAATTAAGCCTCACCCCGGCGCACTTTCTCTCGATATTCCCTAAATTCCTTTTTCCCCTGGATGCTCTTGAGATATTCGGTGCCTGTAGGCTGAGCTGACTTGCCTGCTTCGGCAGGTGAGCGCGGCTTATTGGCATTAGCGACTATTCTCTTGGCATCTGCTACTGCACTGTTGTTTTTGGATGGCTCCTTAACAAGGTGCAAGTAATCGTCAACGATTTCATTGGCGCGGGATAAACGATTCACGGCTGTATCTAGCGTTGCTGCTAACCAAGGCTTCTTGTCCAGTATTGGTTTCAAATACGTGTTAATCTTCTGAACGGCCTCGGGATGACTGTCTTGCCAGACACTCTCGAGAATTTCACGCTTGGTTAGCGCTTTGTCCTCATTGAAGTGCGCCTTTGTCAGGAGCGCTTCTGGGTCTTCTTGCTCTTCAACTTCTGGCTTTGCGTTTTTCTGCGCTAAGAGATCCTCGTACACTTTGTTACGAGTTTCAAATTCTTGGCGTTTGCGACGTTCAGCCTGTAGAGCAGCAAGAGGAACCATGGTCTGTTCATCTTGTACAGTTTCCTTTGGCTCGACTTCCTGTTGCTCGGAGACAGCAGCTGGAACGTCAACTTGTTCTTCTTCGGTCATAAAACTCCCGTTGGTCTACCGATACTCCGGTAGCAAGATTGTTGAACCCGTATTTCCGCCGGTTACACGGATGGACTTACCTAAAGTTGGGAAGCTTAAGAGATCTCCTGGGTGCATGACCCAGAGCAATGTCTTAACGCCTCGGCTATTGTCCACTTCATAGACGAAGCTTTCCTTAATCACCTGGGGCTTTTCAGCGCATGCCTGTAAGAACGGGCGCACGATTTCTTTGCCATTTTTCTTTTTCTCAATCTTAGCCTTACCTAGAATCCAGTACTTTTCAGACCGATGAGAGTTCTCATTGATGATCTTTTCCAACATGTGGTTGAAGTGAGAAGTGATACCTTCTCGCGCCTGTACGTGTTGGTCCATCTGGACTTTTGGAGAGGTTATCAGCAAGGCATACCTCGGAGGCTTTCTTTAGTGGCTTGGGCGTCTTTAGCAGACATTGCCTTCATGCGATCTGAATTGCCGTAACCTGGACCAATCGAGGAACCTTTCTTAGGGGTGCTCAATGGGTTTTGCTTTGTGCTGTATTCACCATGTGCAGCAGCTCCGGCAGATCCCGATGGAGGTTGATAACCTGGGTTATTCTGACCACCATAAGTCTCCATACGGGGCATCATCTGCTTAGATGTAGCTGTACCTTTAGCCATATGTTTTCCTATTGTTTAAGCGCTTCCGCGCGTTTCATATCTTTCTGCAGCTGGACTTCTGTCAGCTGTAGTTCTGCGGCCCTCATGTCGGCGGCAATCTTGAGAACCTCAGTCATGCGCTTATTCGGTATATCGTTGACTTGGGCGATAGTCTTGGCATTATCGAGGAATGCCTTGGCATGGTTCTGTACGACTTCGGATTCTCTTTCTTTGGCGAGGCCAATGTCGGCAAGAACGCGAGCTCTGCGTTCTTCGGCGAGTGCATTGGACTGATTGACAGACGCCATGTCCAGAGCCTTCTGCATCTCGGCGGCTTCCTGTTCCATCTGCTGTGCCTGTTCGGCTTGTTCGGCTTGTTGGGCCATGATCTCGTGAAGCTTGGTGCTGCCTTGAAGTGGGGCTACTGCCAAGATATCTGGCCATGGGATAGGAGCGCCTAGAGCGACTAGCTGTAGAAGTTGGTAATAGTACGCTTCGCGCTGAGTTGAGGTCTTAACCGCTTGCTTGATGGCGCAGTCATATTCTTCGAAATTCCCAGACATGAACTCTTCTGTCGGGTCTTCTCCGATTATTCGAGCAATCTTACCTGGGCTATAGTTCTTCTGGATGCATTCGATAACGAGCTTTCCGAGGTACTTCTTGGTTTGCTCGAGGTTGTCGAAGATGCCTCTGTTGCCTTTAAGTCCGTTAGAGGCTCTAACTTCGGCGAGCTTTCCTGACACCTGGCTGTCACCAACAGAAGAAAGACCAAGCAGCTCGTCAGAAGCGCCGGGAATCTCCATGATGTTTTTATCGATGATGTCTTGGTATTGGAGGTATCCTGGAGGAATATTGGGAGGCGAAATTTCGCGTACATCTGCGTTAACATCAAAACCCTCGTTGACGACGATTTGTTTACCTTGGCCAGCTTGCATAAGCATGGCTGGATCTAGAACAGCTCCGTTCTTGGTAATCCATCCGGTGTTGATGATGGATTCCATGATATCAATTATTTGAGAATGACGTCTGTTGTACTGCTTTTGGGCATCTACTATAGAGCGCACAAGTCCTTGTATCTTAAGCTCGAACGAGTCAATTAGAGGCTCATGATACATGAGTGTTAAGACGAATGGATAATTGTCTAGGCCTGTGGGATCTGGACCTTCATACAGCAGCTGACCTGAGACGATGATGTTCAATTCTACAGAACGTTTGAATGAGTTGATCAGTTCAAGTCTTGGTGGGAGTCCTTGTTGGGCTCTATCAGCATTCTCTTTCTTGAGGACTGCCTTTAGCTCTCTCTCTTCAGCGGCATCACCCTTCCACTCATCGGACATGCCCGTTTCCATATCAATGAGATATTTCTGTTGGACGTTGATACGTTTCCAGTACTGGTCGTAGGTACATAGATTTTTAGCGATGTAAGTACTATTATACTGTCTATATATGCCCAGATATTGGTACTTGTTATCACGGATACCTGTAGGTAGATTGTCAATAATCGATGGGTCTACACCTGGCAATAGTGCTTTAATTGCCTCTTTGGATAGAAGATCACGTGTTGAGGCCTGGTCACAATCGCTAAGATCTCTCTTAGTAAAGTATGGATCGAGCATCATCGAATTGAATGGCTTCCAATACATCTTGATGTCGCCGTTGACTTTGTCACGGCTGTAATCCATGTAAAGGCCTATGATGGATAGGCCTGTCTTCAGCGAATGCTCGAAAGACTCTGAGATGATGTAATCGGCATTAGCTTTGTCATAGACGTAGTACATGACATTGGACATCTGATCTGCTGTTTGGGTATCAGAGCCTTCTACAGGAGTGCATACTGTAGCGGTACGATTCTCGCGCTCATAACCAGAATAAAGGTTGATGACTCTACGAATCTTATTAAGCTCGAGGACCATTCTATTTTGCTTAAGGAGCTTGGACTTCTCTAGATTTGTCCAGTTATCCCCCGCATACGCACGTAGATCCCTGTAGGCTGCGGCGTAATAGATTCCGAAGGTGCGGAAAGCATCGTAGTAGAATTGATTGAACTGAGCGGTTTTACTGTTGGCACTTAGAGGCAGTCCATTATACTCACTGTTCATAGCCACTCCTGCCTGAGTCGCTTCCACTCTTCGGCTGATAGTCCAGCGGAACTCCCTGTCCGTTGTACCGCTTCAGCACAGTATATAAGCGCCTTTGATCCATGAGACGCCCAATCATGGTAGCTTTTCTCACGGTAGCACCCGAGTTTCTCGTTCCACTCTTTTCTGAAGCTTTCAATTGCCTTTATCCCTTTCTCGCACTTGTGTTGGTCGAAGAAAAACCTTGGGAGCATATTTCGCAGGCATTCGATCCCGAACATCTCATTGCTGTCTCTTTGTAGGACATCAACCTTGAGTCCCAATCCTCGGGCGATATCAGCAAGGCTTTTTCCTGTGCTTTTCTCTCGAGCTGCTGCATCGTGCGGCATAAAGTGCTTTTCGTAGATGTAGGGCTTGGATTTAAGCCATTTAATGTAGTGTGCAAGGGGCTCATCGCTGTTCTCGTAGTAATCGATGCAATGGACTTCTTTTCCGATGAGTTGGAATACCCAAATTGCATTGCTGTCTCCTATTCCGATATCCCATGCGGTATATGTCTTTGCATTCTCGTCATATGGAAGATGACATATGCGCCGCTCTTGGCGAGCGACTGATATCATCTTGGCAAAGTAATAACCCTCATTGGCAGTCTCAAAGGCTTCTTCTGGCGTAGAAGGGTATTCCCGCTTCATGTAATCGCCTTGAGTCAGCATCTTTTTGATGTACCATGCTTTTTGTTCAGGGGATAAATTAATTTCTTTAATCTCTAAGCTGTCAAAGTACTCGGACATCTCTTTAGATATCAATACATTTTTTGAATCTAAAACATAGTCAGGATGTTGCCACCATGGGAAGAACCAGAGTTTCCAGTCTAGAGAACCATATGGAACTTGCGTATCTTCCTGGGCTTGGGCGGCCTTACATAGATTAAAGAAGTGGCCCTCGCGCCCGCGCGCAGTAGATTCGATACACACAAACTGACCAGCCTGTACCGCATTGAGAGCCCCTGAGATAATCTCATTGGCTTTTGTCGGATTTTCTTGGCAGACCTTTGCGAACTCAGTAATATGTAATAGCTGCAACGTACCCCCCCGAAGGCTCGTTGCGACTCTAAAGACAGATCCATTAGCGAAACGCATTTCGTGAACGTTATCTCTATATGCACAGCACATGTCTCTAACGAATTGTGGCAAGTTGTCATAAGCGAATTTGACCTTATCGACGAAGATCTCTCTAGCGATGTCTTTGTTATCGGCGACGATAGCCGCATTGGTATTTGGCTGGAATAGGCAGTAGTCTAAGAAGAGCAATGCATGGAATGTCGTTATACCAAGTTGGCGTGCTTTTAGAACAATATTAAGATTATTCGCCTGGAGAAGAGTCTTCTGGGCCCAATTAGGCTCAAAGTCAACGACATTACCTTCTTTATCTTTAATTTTATAAAGATTGGATAGGCGCCATTCTTGGTTTCTGAGGAGAGAGAAGGCGTCTTCTTGAGTCTGAATCATGGCCTCATGGTATATCAAATCAAATCTTTACTTTACACATGAAATATGAAGTGGTTGTAAATGGGGGCAATAAGTACCATGCTATGGTTGTAAATGGGGGATGGTATGATCATCGACTGTATTTCAGACTTACATGGATATTATCCTAAATTGGAGGGTGGTGACCTTTTGATTGTAGCTGGTGACTTGACTGCTAGAGATACCAAAGAAGATTATGCTAATTTTATGCGATGGCTAGATCCGGTTTCTTCAAGTTATAAAAAAGTGGTGTTAGTAGCTGGAAACCACGACAATCTAGTTCAAGAACATGGCAAAGAAATATTGCCGTCATGTTGTGATTATCTCTGTGACTCTGTAACAGAATTCGAAGGTCTCAAGATATGGGGAAGTCCTTGGACTAAGACATTTCCTGGGATGAATCCTAAGTGTATGGCTTTTACTGTAGATATGTACCAATCGCTAAAAGATAAGTGGGATCTGATTCCTGATGACATCAATATCTTAGTCACACATTCACCACCATTTGGCTTTCTTGATCAAGCTCCTCTAGATTATGGTGCTCATGTTGGAGATATAGATCTAAGAGATGCTTTGTATGATCGAATTGAACCAAAGTTGCACGTATTTGGACATATCCATGAACACGGCGGAAAAAAGATAGTCCTTAAGAGACCTTCTTATGGCACCGAGAATAACACCATTTGCGTCAATGCTAGTCATGTCAATGAGTACTATAAGCCAGTCAATAAGCCTGTCAGGATTATCTTATGAGTCTTCCTGTTAAATTGTTCCATTACTCGGAATATCCTTTGGAGAAACTGGACAAAGAATTCCACAATGGCCGCAATGGTTGCTTTTATTTCAGATCAAAGCCGGTTGGATTTTGGATAAGCGTCGAAGATTATGAAGATGATCAAACATGGAAAACATGGTGCGAGGCAGAAGAATTTGGTCTAGAAAGGTTAGCGTATAGATATTTGGTGACTCTCTCAAACGAAGCTAAAATATTGCATCTGAAGACTTCAAAAGACATATTAGACTTTGGATTAGAATATCAGGGAAACGAACAAGGCAGTTTCACGAATTTTATGAAAGAACACGGTCGTGATCCTTATCCCTATGTATATGAAATCAGATGGGAAGAGGTAATTAAAAAATGGGATGGAATCATCATAGCGCCTTATGATTGGTCATTAAGATTAAACTCTGAAACAATGTGGTATTATAGTTGGGACTGTGCCAGTGGATGTATATGGAATATTGAAGCCATTAAATCTTTGTCGTTAGACTCTAAAACGACGGAATCACAATCCCCGCAGGTGGAAAGTGAGACGGATTGACACAAAGAATCTCTGGTCCATTTACTGTGAATTGTCCCCCTTGGATAAATGGGGTGAAATTCCTGCCATCAATTGGCAAACCGGTTGCATCATACAATTGGAATGTGTTTGCGGTAGCCTGTTGCACGTAGAACTGACCCATGTTGAGTTGGGCCATCCCAGTTGCATTTGCCAGTGGTGTGGTAATGAATTGAGTAGCTCTTATGGCCATGCCGTTTAAGAGGCCGTGCGTTGTCTTGGTGACGACTATTGGCAAAGCGGCAGTGATAGCCTCTGGTGTGAATTGACGTACTGTAAAGTGAGATAATGAAGAATCAGGGTTATTTGGTGGAGGAGACTCTGGTTGCTCATCGATGAAGTCATATAATGGGCTATCTGGATCTTGTGGATCTGGGCCTATGTTATTATTCATCGATTACCTTTGGCTTTACAAAAATTCATGGTACTGCCAAAACATAGAGAAAACAACTGAATTCATAAGGTCACCAATGGCTAAAGCCCTACATGAAAAGTCTATCCGTATTTCTGCTAAGCCTCCTAAGAGTGTTGGTATCATGCCATCATATTCTGATGGGCAGAAGCAGTCTAAGGTTCCAAAGCCGAAGTCTCTGACTCCGAATCCTGGCTCGAAGAAGAAATAATCTGATCTAAGATGTAGTAGTTATAGAACAGATTTCCGGCACCCCAGATCAATAGAAGACCTTCCGTCCTCCCGACAGACCCCAGTAAGTGTACTGCGATCTGTCGGATTTCGCCTAACTTATTGTCTAGTACTTTAGCGGGAACGCGCATCCCTTGAGTGACGCTTCCGTCATCGAAGAACATCTGGGCCCAGACTTTAATCTCGTGCATGTCGTTACCTGTATTTAGATGGACATGCTGCATTGCCGCAAGGAGAACCTATTGGCCAGTACTTATTGCAATAGGGGCATTTCCAAGAACGTTGATATTCGACTGAATCATTATCGCATTTGACATCTGAGGTGTATGTAAAGAATCCTGTGGTGTCTCTGTGCACGCATGATGATTGAATCCATTCATTGTCGCCTACATGGATATGGAACGCGTCCTCGCCCATAGGCATTTCTTCGGAGTCGAAGTAGATTCGCTCAGCTCTTAATGGAGACTGGTTAATATCCTTCCACGATGTAGCGCATGTCAATGCTATCAAGCATGTTAAAATGCAG